TTTGAGAAGCAGCACATGCAGACCATCAGCCAGCTGTTGGATACTGACCGGGGGATGGCCTTTCAGGCTATCAAAAAACTGACTGAGGGGCTGGATATGGCTGACCCGGATGCCCGCGAGCGCGAGCTGCTAGGCGCCATTAACTACATAGCCGGCATAATCATCCACAACAATAGGGACAAGTAATGAAAAACGTAATGATCGATTTGGAAACCATGGGCACCGACAGCAACTCTGCAATTATCGCATTGGGTGCTGTTGAGTTTGGAAGCGCTGGGCTGGGTGAGGAGTTCTACAGCACAATCGCTCTGTCCAGCTCTACCCACTACGGGTTGAAGATTAACCCGGACACTATAATGTGGTGGATGCAGCAGAGCGATGAGGCCCGAGGTGCGTTCAAGAGAGAGGGCGATAGCCTTTTTAACGTGTTGAACAAATTCATCACTTTCCTGAGTGCAAACCCTGACGTTAAGGTGTGGGGCTGCGGTTCGGATTTCGACAACGTGATACTGGCCAACGCCTACAAAGCAGTCAACCTAGCGGCACCTTGGAAGTTCTATAACAACCGCTGCTACCGCACCATGAAGGGTCTCTTCAACAAGATTCCGATAGATCGCATAGGGGCTCACCACAACGCGCTGGACGACGCCAAGAGCCAAGCCGAGCACTTGGTTAGAATCTTTGGCAGCATCGCGGGTAAGCCTAAGGCCGGAGCATGAAGCGTATAGTTCTGGACGTGGAGTGTTACCCCAATTACTTCTTGGCCCTGTTCACGGATGAGCGAGGCCGGAGTAAGGGCTACGAGATTTTCGAAGATGACAGCAGCGAGTACGACAGGGATGCAATTTACGCCCTTATCAATAACCCTGAGATTGAGCTGGTAACCTTCAATGGGAACAGTTACGACCTGCCTATGCTCATGTTGTCGTTGGTCGGAGAGCCTACCGATAAGCTCAAAGTGGCCAGCGATGACATTATTGTTAACAACACCAAGCCGTGGAAGTTTTACCGCAAGCACGGAATACGCGAACCTCGCAGGTTGAACCACATTGACCTGATCGAGGTCTCCCCGGGCATGGCCAGCCTGAAGATTTATGGCGGGCGGCTGCATACAGACAAGCTGCAAGACCTGCCGGTTGAGCCCTCAACCACCCTGACTCGTGAACAGGCAAGCGCGGTACGTCGCTACTGCAAGAACGACACAGCGGTCACATGGGACCTGCTCAATGAACTGTCCCCACAGATCAATCTGCGTGAGATTATGAGCAAGCAGTATGGCGTTGATCTACGTTCCAAGTCAGACGCACAGATAGCCGAGGCCGTATTGAAAGTGGAGTATGAGAGGTTCACGGGAGTTGAGCCGACGAAGACCCAGATTGGCTACAGCGAGTTTCGCTATGAGCCGCCCAAGCACATTCGCTTTATCACTGAAGAGCTCGACGAAAATATGGACAAACTCCGCTCCGCAGTTATGGTTATCAAGCCTACCGGGCACGTTCAAATTCCGCCCGAGATCACCAAGATGGTGGTGACTATAGGGAGCACCCGATACAAGATCGGTTTGGGAGGTCTGCACAGCCAAGAGTCCGAGGCCAGTCACTACGCAGACGAGGGCCACACCCTGCAGGAGTGGGACGTGGAGAGCTATTACCCCCAGATGATGTTGAATATGGGCATGTCCCCGGGCCCATTTGGTTCGCACTTCCCAACAATATACGGGGAGATGTTGAAGCAGCGTCTGGAGGCCAAACACGCTGGGGATGATGTTGCCAAAAAGATAGAGGCTCTTGAAAAAGAGCTTGCTTGTTTGAATGGCAAGGATAGAGCGACAGAAATAAAAACAGAACTGGTCGAGTTGAAAAGAGAATTGGTTTCCCATAACAACAAGTCTGCATCTATTAAAATATCTTTGAACTCTACTTTTGGGAAAACCTCAAGCAGATACAGCCTGCTGTATGAGCCCAGCATGATGATTCTCACAACCATAACTGGCCAACTGTCGATGTTGATGTTGATTGAGGCGCTGGAGCTATGTGGGATACCGGTGGTTTCGGCAAACACAGACGGCATTGTGGTGCGTTGCCCGGTGAAGCATGACGACCTGATGGTTGCCATCGTAAGTAAATGGGAGAAGCACACCAACCTCAAGACCAAGAAGACCGAATATCTTTCACTGCATTCACGCGATGTTAATAACTATATTGCAATCGAACAGGGCAAGGTTAAGACCAAGGGCATATACGCCAAAACTGGCTTGATGAAGAACCCGCAGAACGTGATTTGTGCAGAGGCAGTGGTTGCCTACCTTAGGTACGGAGTTCCTGTTGAGGATACCGTGAGAGGGAGCACTGATATACGCAAGTTCATTACCCTGCGTACAGTCAACGGCGGTGCCTTCAAAGAGGGATACGATCTGGGCAAGGTGATACGGTGGTACTATGCAGAGGGTGTGGCCGGTGAGATTACATACAAGACAAACGGCAACGTTGTGCCCCGTTCCGATGGTGCCAAGCCACTGATGGACCTGCCGGATGATATGCCGGACGATATCAACTACGAGTGGTACCTCACCGAGTGCAACGAGATGCTGATGGGCTTGGGCATTATCGAGCGCCCGTTCATCGAGAAGCTGCCCCGTAAAAACAGCAATGCGTGGAAAGGTTTGCGTGACGATGGTAAAATCAAGGAAGGTAAAAAGGGGAAGTGGGAATGGGTATGATTGGTGCAGCACCATGGTCTTTCAGCAAGATCAAAGCGTTCGAGACCTGTCCGAGGCAGTTCTACCACGAGAAAGTACTGAAGGAGTTTCCGCAGGAGGAGACTCAAGCCATGCTATACGGCACTCAGTACCATGAGGCGGCTGAGCTGTACATCCGGGACGGCACTGAGCTACCGGGACGATTCTCATTCTCAAAGAAAACCTTGGACCGGCTCAATGAGATGGAAGGTGTGAAAATATGTGAGCACGAGATGGGTATCACTGAGAACCTGCAGCCCTGCGGTTTCAAAGACAAAGATGTGTGGTGGCGTGGGATATCCGACCTGACAGTGATCAATCTGGAAAAAGCCGACTCCCGCATCATTGACTATAAGACTGGCAAGTCTGCCCGCTACGCCGATAAGGGTCAGCTGGAGCTGATGTCAATGTCGCTGTTTATCCATGAGCCCGAGGTTAGCCGAGTCAAAGCGGCACTGATGTTTGTGGTATCAAAAGAGTTCGTCCCTGCAGTATATAGGCGCTCCCAAGTGCCTGAGCTGTGGGACAAGTGGATGGGCAAGTTCGCAAGAATGGATAAAGCGTTTGAAACCGACACATGGAACGCAAAGCCCTCGGGGCTGTGTAAGGCACACTGTCGTGTGCTAAGCTGCCCTCACAATGGAAGAGGTTAGTAGCCATGCCTTATACGAAAAAGCCCCGACCCTACAAGAAAGAATACCAGCAGCAGAAAGCCCGCGGTGAGGCAGAGGATAGAAACGAGAGACGCCGCGCTCGAAGGGCCATCAACAAACGCGACACCGGCAAAATTGAAACCACGTCGCCCAAGCGCAAAGGTAAGGACGTGAGCCATACCAAGATGTTGAGCAAAGGCGGCACCAACAAGGACGGCTACAAGCTAGAGTCGCCTTCAAAGAACCGAGCACGGAACGGCCATAGCAAGAAAAAGTAGGAGCTCGGCGGTAGCCTGAGCTTCACCAACAAGGTACCAGAGTGCGGCACAGAGGTGTTTCGCTCTGCTTTTGTGTCCAAGGGGAACCGGTGGAGATTATAGATAACAGGGCTGTAGTGCTGAATTTGCGCAACCCGGAACGAGTTACAACGATAATACCGAAGAGTAAAAAGATTGGAGACCACAAGGTGCTGGTCAACTGGGGGGTTGAAGAAGCGCAAGTTTTGAAGAATATGGGCATCACCATACCATCGCCCATTGAGGGTCAGTATAACTGGACCGGGCAGCACAAACCCTATGAGCACCAGAAAACAACGGCATCGTTCCTAACCATGCACAGGAAGGCGTTCTGCTTCAGTGAGATGGGTGTGGGGAAAAGTGCCACCGCTATATGGGCTGCAGACTACCTGTTGAAAAAGGGTATCATCAATCGGGTACTGGTTATATGCCCTTTGAGTATTATGGATTCGGCGTGGCGCGCAGACCTGTTTTCTTTCGCCATGCACAGGACGGTATCGGTGGCCCACGGCGCTCGCGAGAAGCGGGTGCGCCTCATCAACGAGGGGTCGGATTTTGTTATCATTAACTTTGACGGGGTTGGGATCGTATCCAAAGAAGTGGCCGAGGGCGGCTTCGACCTGATTATAGCTGACGAATGCTCGGCTTATAAGAGCCCAAGCACAAACCGCTGGAAGGTGCTCAACAAGCTGGTGAGGCCTGAGACGTGGCTGTGGATGATGACCGGCACCCCCGCTGCACAGAGCCCTGTGGATGCCTACGGGCTGGCAAAGCTGGTTAACCCCAGTGGCGTACCTCGCTACCAGACGGCTTTCAAAGACCAAGTGATGTTTAAGATCAGCACGTTCAAATGGCTACCCAAGGCCAACTCCAAGGAGGTAGTGTTTAACGCCCTCCAACCAGCCATCCGCTTTACCAAGGAAGAGTGTCTTGATCTACCGGAAATGAGCTATGTTAAAAGAATCATAGAAATGACCCGGCAACAGAAAAAGTACTACGAGCACATGAGGGAGAAGATGAGTATGCAGGCGGCGGGTGAGCAGATCACAGCTGCCAATGCCGCGGTAAATATGAACAAGTTACTGCAGATTTCGGCGGGGGCCATATACACCGAACATGGCGATGCTCTGGAGTTCGATATCAAGCACCGCTATAAAGTTTTGCGAGAAGTCATTGACGAAACCAGCCAGAAGACATTAGTCTTTGTATCCTTCAAGCACGTCATTGACATACTGACTGCCAAGCTAAAGGCAGATGGAATCACTACGGAGGTTATACGGGGAGACGTTACGGCGGGAAATAGGACTCGCATATTCAAGGAGTTTCAAGAAAAAGAGGACCCTAGAGTCTTGGTTATACAGCCCCAATCTGCTGCACATGGGGTGACTCTGACAGCTGCCAACACCATTGTCTGGTGGGGGCCGACCCCTTCTATTGAAACCTACCTGCAAGCCAACGCACGAGTACATCGGTCAGGACAGCATCACCCCTGCACCGTGGTCCAACTCCAAGGCTCAAAAGTAGAAGAACACGTTTATTCACTACTTGATAATAAAATAGATGTTCATACAAAAATGATCGATCTTTATAAAGAAATTCTTGACTAATACACGAAACTTCAATATATTCAACCTCCCGGCAACTGGTCGGTGCGAAAAGGAGAATCACCATGTCAGAAAATGAAGTTGTCGATAACGTATCTGTTGAAAAACTAACACGAGCTTACATCAAAATAAAGGATCGCCGCAGTGAAATATCCGCTGCATTCAAGAAACAAGACGGCGATCTTGTCACCATGCAGGATAGGCTCAAGGCAGCGTTGCTGGCTTACTGCAAGGACCAAGGGGTGGAGAGTGGGCGTACTAAATCAGGCTTGTTTTACCGCTCTGTGAAAACTCGATACTGGACTTCCGACTGGGAGGCTATGGGCAAATTCATCATTGAAAATGAAATACCTGAGTTTTTCACGAAGAGTCTCAACCAAACCAACGTAAAGAAGTTTCTCGAAGACAATCCCGAGACGGTTCCCCCGGGTCTTAATGTAGATTCCGAGTACGTTATTTCTGTGAGAAAAAGCTAAGGAGGCTCTATGTCAAACGACGAACCATTTGTGACGATATCTGATCTGGCAAAGCACTTTTCTGTGTCGGCCGCTTCGATTCGCACATGGGTAAGACAGGGTAGAATTCCTTGGAACAGCTACATCAAGGTGGGCTCAACCTACCGTTTTAAAATATCAGCGGTTGCCAAGGCACTGCTAGAAGAAGATAACAACGAGGAGCCAGCGGAGGGTGAGGAAGACGCGCCTGTTCAACTGTGTTTCGACTTTAGCGAAGATGAAGAGCAAGACGACCAAAACTAGGAGCACTACTATGTCAAATGTAACATTGTTCAAAGGCAATGCGCTGGCCAACAGCGACCTGTTTAAGTCACTGCAGCAAATGAACGACACTCTTATCGGGGGAGGTTTTGGTACCAGTCGGCGCATCAGCCTGCGTGGCGGCAAATTCCGTCAAATGCTCAACGGTGAGCAGATGAAGGTCAGTAAGCATGACGAGCTGAATATCGTTGTCCTTGATGCTGCCCCGGTGGCCCGCACCTTCTACGAGGGGGAGTACGACCCAGAAAAGACAGCCCCACCCACCTGCTGGTCGGCTGATACCCAGACCCCATCTGCCGATGTGCCGGAGGAACACCGTCAATCCATCCGTTGCGCCGACTGCGCAATGAACGTAAAAGGGTCGGGTGCTGGGAACAGTCGTGCCTGTCGTTACTCACAGCGCCTGTCAGTGGCCTTAGAGGGTGATCTGGAAACTGTGTATCAGCTGCAACTGCCCGCAACCAGCCTGTTCGGTGACGCAAAGGATGGCGCAATGCCTATGCAGGGCTATGCTCGCTTCTTGAAGGCTCACAACACACCCTGCATTGCCGTCATCACTGAGATGCGTTTTGACGAAGATGCTGATGTACCGAAGCTGTTTTTCAAGGCCGTGCGTCCTCTGGAAGAATCTGAGCTGGAAGCTGCCGTCGAACTGCGCGACTCTGAAGATAGCAAACAGGCCATCACGTTTACTGTGTCAAAGCAGGACAACGTTGAGCCCAAAGGTGCAGCAGTGGAGGAAGAGGAAGAGGAAGCTCCCAAACCGAAGACAAGGGCCAAGCGCAAACCGAAGCCCACACCAGAGCCCGTCGATGAGGACGAGGATGATGAGGCATTTGGGGAGCCCGTGAAGGCATCGACCAATAAGCCTAAGGTCACGGCGAAGGACGAACCGCTTGATCTGAGCGACATTGTTGATGCTTGGGACGACTAACTGAAAAGGGGAAAGTTTGCCTGCGACGCCAGTGGTAGCTGCTGTCGCAGGTCCTTTTTACGTTGGGGGCTCCTAAATGGATGCACGTGTATTTTTGACATCTGTCCTCCCAAACGAGGGTAGCCACTGCATATTTGCTGCGCTAAAAAAAGAAGGCAAGATTAAGCAAAAGTTTTACTCAACAGTGGATGGCATGGTTGGGGCAGCGGACGATCTTGACCGAAATGGTTTTGATGCCTACTTCTCCCTCTCAACTTTCGAAAACGCAGACTCAAGAGAAGCCGAAAATGTAAAGTTGTTGAAGTCCTTTTTCCTAGATTTGGATTGCGGCGACGGCAAAAACTACGTCAACCAAAATCAGGCACTGGGTGACCTTAGGTATTTCTGTAAAGAACTGACCCTGCCTAAGCCCACGATGGTCAGCTCCGGCTATGGCATACACGTATACTGGATTCTGAGAGAGCCGGTAAGCTACGCCGAGTGGCTACCTGTAGCACATCGCATCAAGCAGCAGTGTAAAGAGTTGGGCCTGATGGCCGACCCTTCGGTTACCGCGGACGCTGCCCGGGTGTTGCGTATACCGGGAACACGCAATTACAAATACGACACGGAAAAAGACGTGTTTGTGTTCAACGACAAGATTCAGCCACCTGTTGATTTCGATGAATTCTCCGACCTGTTTGGCGGTGAGTCGGCACCAGTACCCTCGTTATTTGACGGGGTGGCCAAGCCCGCAGCTCTCGACACGAACGAGCGGGGCAGCTCAGTGATGGACCTCCTTGCCGGTAACATACAGGGACGTTTCAAGACCATCCTCGACAAGACTATGGCCGGGCGCGGATGCGAGCAGATTAAGATCATCCTCACCCAGCAGGAGGACATACAGGAGCCCCTATGGCGGGCAGGGCTGTCGATCGCCAAGTTCTGCGTGGATGGGGACAAGGCCGCGCACCTTATGTCCAGCAGGCACCCGGGGTACGACCCGGAGGATACCGAATACAAGATGGGCCGCATCAAGGGGCCTTACCTGTGCACCAAGTTTGACGAGTTTAACCCCGGAGTATGCGGAGACTGCAAGCTGTTCAAGAAGATAAAGTCCCCGATCGTTCTTGGCAAGGAGATAATCGAAGCCACCGAAGAAGACAATATTATCGCCCCGGGCGACATGGATTCCAACAATACTCGCGCAAAGGTGCCACAGAGCGCCCAACAGATGATACCTCCTTATCCCAAGCCCTACTTTAGGGGTGCCAAGGGTGGTGTATATATACGGTCAATCAATGCTGACGGCGAAGTGGAAGAGCGAGCCATTTACCATAACGACTTATACGTTGTTAGACGCTTGCGTGACATTGAGATGGGCGAGTCGGTGGTTATGCGACTACACTTACCAAAGGACGGGATACGGGAATTCACGGTGCCACTGACGGCGGTCACTTCGCGGGAAGAGTTCCGCAGGCACATGTCGATGCAGGGCGTAGCTGTTTCTAAAATGGATGATATTATGAAATATACAACTGATTGGGTTAACGAACTGCAAGCACAGAGCATAGCCGATGAGGCGCGGCGACAATTCGGCTGGACAGATGATGCCACGTCATTCATCCTCGGGCCGGATGAACACACCAAAGACGGTGTATTTGTTAACCACCCGTCCACACCCACACTGCAGTTCTTCCCGGCGTTCAAGCCCAAGGGGACTCTGCAGGGGTGGAAGGACACCATCAATTTTTACAACAAGCCCGGTCTGGAGCTGCATCAATTCGCAGTGTGCACAGCTTTCGGCTCCCCTTTGATGGAGTTCATTCCCAACATCTACGCAGCTGCCCTGCACATTCACAGTAAGGACACCGGGCTTGGCAAGACCACCGCTTTGTTTGCGGCCTGTACTGTTTGGGGCAACCCGAAAGATTTGGTGTTGATTGATCAGGACACAAAGAACTTCAAAATGAACCGAGGTGAAATATACAAGAATCTGCCGTTGTATTTGGATGAGGTTACCAACACCGAGCCAAAGGAGCTGAGCGACCTAGCTTACCAATTCACCGGGGGTTACCAGCGCGGCCGCATGAGCAGTGGTTCAAATCAAGAACGTGCCCGGGGAGAGCCATGGAGCCTATTGTCTGTCACCACCGGTAACACCAGCTTTGTTGAGCGCATATCCACCTTCAAGGACACGCCGAAGGCAGAGGCGCAACGGGTGCTGGAGACCAAGGTGAGCAAGTTTAACTTTGAGGGCAAGCTGGAGACAGACAATTTGAACAAAGGTCTGGTGGCAAACTACGGCCATGCTGGTCCCATCTATCTACAAGCGCTGCTGGAAGACCCGGTTGGCATTCAAGCGCTGCTGGAAAAAGTGCAGGCAAAGGTGGACGCCATTTGCCACTTGACGCATGAGAACAGGTTCTGGTCGGCGTTCTTAACCTGCACATTGACCGGCGCAATCATTGCCAGACGGCTGGGCCTGATAGACTTCAGTATTGAGAAGCTCTTTACGTTCGCAATCGCCCTGATTGGAGAGAACCGAGCCAACGGCCTGAGCATGAACAGTACCGTGGAAAGCACCCTGAACGACTACATCAACGAGAACCATGGCAGCATCCTGAAAATCCGCAGCACTGAGGACCGCAGGGCCCTCAATAAAAACGGCCTCGATACATTGATCACCCCTGATAATGACCCGAGGATAAAGATCGTGGCTCGCTATGAGACTGATACCAAGAAGCTATTCCTAATGCCCAAGCCTCTGAAAAAGTGGTGCGTTTTGCAGCAGATCAATTACAGCAGTTTCCTAGATGACCTCACGAAAAAGATGGGTGGGAAGCGGGGCAAGGTTAGAATCGGCAAGGGGACGAACATGAGTATGCCCCCTACTACCGTGATTGAAGTTAACTGTGCCGGCATGCTGGACGACGACGAGCCTGCAGCTGAGGCCGAGGCCGAGGCAGAGTGATATGAAAGGCTTGCTGGGTATCTACGATATTAACCCCGATGGGATAATTATAGAGATCGAGTGGGCCAAGTTCTTGGTGGGGTCATCACTCTTCATACCCTGCCTGAATACCCGGGAGGCGGTCATTCAGTTCCGCAAGATAAGTAAACAAAAAGGCTATGAAATAACCTACCGGGTGCGCATAGAAAACGGCCGTTACGGGGTTAGGATTTGGAGAGATGTGTGATATCCTGAGATTGATTCGCATTTGTCTCCCCCGACATGCGGGATCGCTACCTTTGCCCCAGCTCCCCCGCTGGGGTTTTTTTTCGCCTATCGGAAGTTCCAATCTTCACCCATCATCATCAGCGTCTCTCTGTTCCCGGGGCTTAAGAATATACCGTTATAGCTCTCCTCCGTCCTTTCTTGATGAGCTTTCATAGAGCGGTCAATGTAGTCAGAGTCGATCTCAACGGCAGGGTTTTTCTTATTGAACTTTTTAGCATCCTCTAGGGCGTCCCGCATACCTTCGTAGTCACCCATGCGAGAGGCAACGTAATACCGTTTGGCTATCTTCTGCCGCCTCTTAGTCACCGCAGTGTCTATGCGTTTGAGAACATTGTTGCGATCTTGGATGAATGTGTACTCGGCAGGGGGGAAACCGAAGAACTGTGCCACGAGTGCGCCGGGGGTCAGGTCACCAAGGATCATATCGTTACGGCGTGTCTTTATACCATCATCTTTGTAGAAGCGTAGCGCCTTGAAGGCGTTCCTGAGTGATGAGGGCAGTATGGCTTCAATGCCCCGCGCCACTTCCCCGTCGGCTATGTCAGATACACCCCTGCCGATGCCTAACGCATAGCTGCCCGCTGGGCCGGTTAACGTATCAACAATGTCTTTTTGTACGGTCTGGTTAAAGTTATATCGGTTTGTTGCCCAGAGCATGTTGGACAGGGACACCCGAGATGCAAGGTCTAGGCCCGTTAATCTATTGAGAAGACCTTTGTAGAAAGTCTCTCCTACGGAGTTGCGCAGTATGGTCTCAGCGTTTTCGTCGTCGTCACCCAAGAACAAGTTGGCGATGCCTGTGATTATGCCGACCATGGTCAGACCCTGCACACCGGACATCATGGCTACGGACAACTGGATGCCCATGATCTGCCTGAAGGCCATTTTCCGCACCTCGGGGTCAGCGTCTTTCAGGGCCTCTTTGGCAGTTTTGAACTGCATGTAGTACATCTGGATACCAAAGCCCTTGTACATCATAGCGACTCGGCCAACGTGCTTTTGAGATATACCCGGGCCTGTCTCCAACGAGGTGCCACCGTTAATAAGCTGAGCTTCGTTGACGGCATTGGTGGTCGCCAACGCTTTCCTAGCCTCAGCTCCGATCCCTTTCTCACCTCGGCTTTCTATAGGCTTGGTTTCCATCCGGTGCATTTCGTTCAAGTAGCTTGCGACAATGGTTATCTGCCGGTTGGCTTTCTCACCAACGTGGAAAGGATAGGCCGATACAGCAGTGATATTGTCCCACAGGGTGTCGTTTTTGCCACCCTGTGTAATATCGAGTATGTCATAAAAAAGGGAATTGTTAAGCTGATCCCTCTCAGAGGCAAGCTTAACAACGGGAACCAGTTCCTGCAGCAGCTGCTTCTTTGTGCGGCCTTTATAGAAATCCTGTGTGTCGTCAATTTCGATATCATCGCGAAGGCTAAGGTTTCCATCACCATCCAACTGGTAATAGTTTGTCAAATCGGGAGACTTTCCAGCCACCGTCACCAACGTATCCTTAGTTCCAGAGGCAACCGTCTTATAGCTGAACGGCGCACGGGTGAACAGTGAAGTGCCCGCTCGTATGGCATTGCCTGCCGTAGCCATATCTGTTTTGCCAGCAAGGTAGGGTAGCACCACCATGGGTATCTGGGACATGTTCACCACTGCAGATGATACGTTCAAGCCAATGGTACCAAGGAAAGCAAACCGGTTGGCCTCTTTGGCAACGCGCTGCCACACGTCGGTTGGCGGTGCTATGGCGAATTTTACTCGATTGCGGAGCTCCCGGATAAAGATGGGAGCCAGATTGGTGCCCCCTGTCTCTTCAGACGCATTGATCTCCTCCTCTGCAGCTGTCAACGCAGCGCGCAGCTTATCGCTGTACTCGGCCTTCACTGCCTGCCGGCTGAGGTCATACGCCTTTTCCCGGAAAGCAAACATCACGTCATTCTTGTAGCCCCCAATGTTTAGCCGGTGCTGCATGGACTTGGCAATGGAGCTCTCGGGCATGGTGTCGATAAACATGCGCATCATCTGCTCGATGACGGGGCTATCTTCGCCGTAATTCGCTTTCAACACTTTCAGTGTTCGACCAACAAACGAGCTTGGAGGCGCGTTGCTATAGTCAGCCTGCAGTGTCGTGAAAGCCTCCTTGATGTCGGTGACCTTATTGTCTTTTGCCAGCTCTTTGGCAACCCGTGCCCGTGCGAATTCATTGGTGAACCGCTCGGATAGATACTCACCACCGTAGTTGTAAGTCAGGATGTGGTCGCCCTTACGTGTCAATGGGAAATACGGCTCGATGTTGGCGTCCTTGAACAGTTCCTCGAAAACCTCAGTCCTTAAGGTGTTGGCCACAACCGGGTCGTCAACCATGGTATCAATTTGGGAATATATCGCTTTCTGAAGGTTATTGAAAAGCTCCGCATAGGTGTTCCTCAACTGCACGTATAGCTGCTGCCCCTCTTCGCCCAACTCATTCCACGTACTGCCCTTCTCGTGCATGGCCTCCCACATCCGGAGTTTTTCACCATTGTCCGACAGCACTGAGTATTTCGACTCCGGGGCGCTAGGGTCAACTTGATTTATTGAGCTCTCGTGCACAAGCGTTGAGAACTTCTCCTGTATGTGTGGGTTCCTTTCAAAGTAAGAGCTCAGCATCTGCAAGGTGGCGTTGAGCTTGTTGTCCCGGCGGCTGATCTCAGCTTTTTGGTTTT